TATAAAAGCTACGGATAAGCGATTCGCCAAAGAATTCAAACAAAGTAAGAGAATATTCTGATAAAATTTTACAGCAAACAGTAGATTACGGACTTATCAGTCAAGATACTGCCAACTATTTGAGGAAGAAATACCCAGACTACATACCGTTTGACCGTATATTCTCTGACAAAGAAATAAACACTCAAATGAAACATGGAGTAGGTGTTGGAGAAGCTAGTTTAAGCACTCAGAGTATTATCCAACGTATTGAAGGGTCATCTCGATTAATCGATAGCCCATTAAATGCATTGATTACAAAAACTCAAGATATGGTTCGACAAGGTGAACGCAATAAAACAGCTGAGCTTCTAGCAAGTTATGCTAAAGACCCTAAGAACCCATTCCAATTACGAGAATTAAAGCCTGATGAGAGTGCAGATGGACGACCAACTATCAGTTACTTAGATAATGGTAAAAAGCGTACATTCTTAGCTGCTCCTGAGGTAGCTAAAGCCGCTAAAAACATGAACCGTGAGCAGATGAATATCGTATTGAGGGCTTTGGCAACTCCTGCTCGTGTTCTAAGAATGGGCGCAACGACAGTCAACGCAGGCTTCACTATGGCTAACGTCGTAAAGGACTTTGTGGGCGCTACTATCAACTCTAAGGGCGGGATTAATTCAATGAACCCTAAGACTCTTGCTGAGGCGATAGGTGCAGGATTCCACCATAAGGGCGATCTTTATTTAGAAATGCAACGAGAAGGTGTAGTAGGTAATAGTTATGAAATCCTACGCAACGCCTCTGAATTAAACCTAAATGAGATACGTAGCCATAAGAATCTGGCTACACGAGCTCTTCATAACCTAAAATCACCACTACGAACACTAGAAAATACTATTGGGCGCAGTGAAGATATCGGACGAGCAATTCAGTATGTCTCAAATAAAAAATACGCCAAGCGAAAAGGCATGAGTGAATCTGAAGCCGTGAAGTTTGCAGCCGACCAAGCAAGGTGGAACTCTACAAACTTTGCCAGAAGCGGAACATACGGCAAAACTATAAACGCTGTAGTGCCTTACTCAAATGCAAATATCCAAGGTCAACGTATTACCTTACGTCGAATGAAAGAAAACCCAGTAAGGTATACAGCAAAAATCACTATGGGAGTAGTAGCCCCAACAATTGCCGTTCTAGCATGGAACTACGCTGACGAAGACCGCAAAAAAGTCATGGAGAATATCCCTGACTATGTGAAAGAAAATAACGTAGTCGTTGTTGGTCGTAATGCAAAATACAACAAAGAACAAAACAAGTGGGAAGGCGTATACCTAGTGCCAGTACCACCTCAATTCTCACCACTTCATCGACAATTAAACAATATGGTAGCAAGTACGATGGCAGGCAAGAAATTTGATATGGTAAAAGCTGGCGGTGATACAGTAGAGCAGATTACGACAGTCAACCCAACTGAATTAAGACGAACAGGCGCTCAATATATACCACAAGCCGCAAAACCACTAGTAGAGTTATTTGCTAATAAGAATCTGTTTACAGGTCAAGAAATTGTACCAGAAGCAATGAAAAATCTTGAGCAGAAAGACCAGTGGGACAGTAGCACAAGCCTCACAGCCCGAAAAGTCGGTGAACTTACAGGTATTAGCCCTAAACAAATAGACAACGCGTTCAGAACCTCTACGGCTGGCGGTGGTCAAAACTTACTACACGGTGCAGATTTTGCACTAGCAAAGGCTACGGGGGCTTCTAATGATGAAATAAAAGGTAGAAGTATGCTAGATTCGATTGTTGGAAGATTCTACGCACCAAAAGGCACAAGTCAAAGCTCATACTTCTATCAATCATTGGAAAAAGCTTCTAAAGACAATAAGCTTGTCGGTGATGATTTAGCATACTTCAAGGCTCTAACCACTCGAAAATACAATGGAGACGGCAGTATAGAGGGTAAGACAGACGCTGACGTACTAATGACTAACCGAGACTTAGCGACTAAGCCAAACGTAGCAAAAGCTCTCAGTGATGCCGCTAAATGGCGTTCAGAGCAAACAGGCGAAGAATTAGACCCACTATATAAACTTCCAGCAGATAAACAGCAATACTTCTATCACTTACAAGGCACACCTAAGAATAGCGCAGAGCAGAGGAAACTAAAACAAGACGCACCTTGGCTAGAGGGTTTTCAAAAAGAGCGAAGTGCATATTTTAAGCGCCAAGATTTCAAGTCTGGAAAGAGTAACAGAGTACCTTATCCAGAAATAAGCGACGAATTAGAGCCAGTACTTCAGAAATACAACAACATGCCAAATAGCCCTCAGAAATGGGCATTTCTGGACGCTCACCCTGAATTGTCTGATCACTTCAAGCAGATAGAAGACTACAACAATAAAGTTCGTGAAGCTCAAGGTTACGCCCCACTACGAACCCGCCCACAACAAAGTCAGTACGTAAAAATGCAAATGGCTAATAAAAACTGGCGAGACCCTGCCGTTGCTAGATACTTACAAGATGTGAACGTTTACAACATCACTAACTCAGCTTCTCTGGCAGAAATGCAGGGCGAAGAATTAAGCCCTAAAGCTCTAAAAGCCATACAGAGTGTAGGTAAGTATGGACTAGTCAAAAACCCAGACGGAACATTTGCTCTTAAGTACCCAGATGGACAAGGCACTAACGAATCTCATATTCAAGCAGGCGCTGTAGATATGAGTAGCTTCGGCAGGAGAAGAGGCGGAAGAGGCGGCTCATCAAACGGTGGCATTAGAACTTCTACAGACACCCTTAAACTGTCAAACGCTACAGCTCTAGGTATGAATGCCTTCAAAAAGAATAAGGGCGGGTTACCACAGTTCTCAGTTAGGGCTATTCAGAAGAGCGACCTATTAAAATCACGCAAACCAAGGAGCAGGGCAGTTACATTTAGGTAGTTTTGTGGTAAAATAAGAATAATTCTAATCCACCGAAGTGCTTGGCGATTGGATACATAAAAATAACAAGTGGTTATTTGTGTATTCGCTCCCAAGCACTTTTTCATGAATAACCACGGAAAGGTGGATTTCATGAATTTATCAGAGGTGATAAATCTTGCCTATCAAATGGCAACAGGAAAAACAAAAACACTAAGTGTAGGTAACTCTAAATACGAGAGGATGCTCAATATCGCCAACATGGCAAATATGCAATGGGAAAGCGAGCCAGACGTTATATGGGGTTCATTGTGTGAAGATAGGGAAATAGGTGTAATTGACGATAATACGTCATACAAGCTTCCAGAAGACGTTAGAACAGTAGATTTCCGTAAGTTTATAACACTAAAGAAAGACGATAAGACTTGGACTATCCCATTTATCTCCCCTCAGCTGTTTAAGAACGGTTGTTATGGCGCTTTACAGCTAGGTTGGAAGTTAGATTTTAATGGATTAACTGAAGAAATGAAGGGCGCGAAAATCATTGCGCCAGTTATTCGTCGTACTAAAAAATTGGTAGAACCAGAAGACAAAGTAGAAGTAGATGACCCTTATTGGCTAATTTATATGATGGCTGCTGAGTTCGTTAGAAATAGCCGCACCAAATCTAATCAATACGGGAATCTAGTTACTCTAGCTCAATCTTCTATGGCAGGGATGAAGAGTCGCAATGGTTATAAGTTTGACGAAGTAATTCGAGAGGATGTTTGGATATGATAACTCCCCCTAGAAGTACTGCTCAGCCAGAAATTAGTAGATTAAGTATTAAGTCTTGGAACAAAGGCTACATATCTGCTATGGATGCGGGACGCATGCCTAATAGTGGTCTGCTAAAGATGACCAACGCTATACTAAGGCAAAATGGAACCGTTGCTCCTCGCCCAGGCACTAGGCAATACGGGGACACTCTACCTGGGGAGATCTTAGGTTTTGATGAATATGTTGAAATTGTTGGTAATAAGCGAGTAACTAAACTCTTAGCTATCGTGAAAGACGGTGAGAGAGCCCACGCTTATACAGCACTAGATGGCAAAAACTGGGTGAAGATTGACGGAGCAGACTATAACGGAGAGGCTTATCCTACTTTTACTCAAGTTAGGGATAGAGTGGTTATCACCAACAGTAAAGACTATTTGTCTTACTATGATATCCAAAAGAAAAAGAATGTCAGACCAGAGGCTTTACCAACTGTTACTGGGGTAAAGGCAGAGGCTGTGGGTATGGCTGGCACAAATGAAACGCTATATTACTGTGTAACTGCCGTTAAAAATGGAGAGACAGCGAGAAGTGATTCTGCAAGCGTCAAAGTGAGTAAGGGGCGCACTGAATGGCGAGGTAAAAATGTTGATAAGACAAAAGGTCAAGCTGAAGAGTATGTAAAAATCACTTGGAACAAAATCAAAGACGCTGAATATTACATTCTCTACTGTGGGATATCCCCAACAAGCCTCCGAATGATGGATATTGTCGGTCAAATCAACGACGCTGCATCAACTCAGTCCTATGAAGATGTGGGGCAGAAGATTCTCAATCCAAACGTTATTCCACCTAATTCAAACAGCACGGCAGGAGTTAAAGCCGCACGATCGGTACTTGTAGCTAGCCGCTTATATCTTTTAGGCGACGAAGATGACCCTTGGAAAATAACTTTTGGTGGTGCTGATCCTGATACTATGTTAGACTTCTCGGCGTTTGCTGGTGGCTATATCCGAATCAATGCAGGTTCAAAAGAAATACCTGTTGCAATGCGTCCATTTAGAAATGGTAAAGGTGATGCTGTGCCGATGGTTCTATGCTCAGAAACTAATGGTAATGGTAGTTTGAAATATCTACAGTCATCAAGCATGCAATTAGACTCTACAAATATTCAGTGGATAAGCGTGATTGACGATAATGGACGAGACGGAACAGACGCGCCAGATTCAGTTGTGGTTTATAATAACGCACTTATTTACATCTCTAAGACTGGATTCAAAACGACCCTCACTAAACCTCAAATGCAGAACGTCTTGTCTACTGATAGCCTGACAGACAATATACAGCCAGATGTCGAACGCTTAAACAGTAATTTTATTCATAAATCTATCGGGCTAGAGGTGAACGGTATGATTTATTTCGCAGTGCCAGTTGGTAGCGAAAAATTGAACCAATTATGGGTACTGGATATGAAGCGTGGCGGTGTTTGGTGTATGCCTTGGGTGATAGGTGACATTAACGACTTAAAAGTTTACGGAAGTAGCGACGGAAAAACACGCGTACTTCTAGCTATCGGAGACAAGCTTATCGAGCTAACTGATGAAGTGAAAATGACCGACAGCGGGAAACCGTTTATCACTGATATAGGCTCAGGGGTGGTCAAGTTCTCTGAAGATGGCGCGATGTGGACAAGCCTAGTGGATATTACATTTATCTTGCTCAAACCTACAGGAACCATTAATTTCTCAGTGTCTGGAAAAACCGAAGACGAACCACTTCAACCGTTCTTAAACTTCAGCAAAAACTTTACCCCAAAGACTGTCCCAATTGGGTGGTGTACTACTTCAGGCTGGAATAGCCCTCTGGGCTGGGGATTTGTACCTAAAAAATATAAGTCATCAAGCGGTGAGGTAAGGCTATCAATTACTAAGGATATTGACGAAGACGTGAACTGGATTCAGTACTCAGTCGCGGCGAATGAAGCAGGGGCAGACTTTGAGCTATCTGACGTAATAATCCAACACATACCGATAGGAGTAATTTTTGAGGAGGACGAAGATGAATAAAAACGAAAAGGAGGTTATATGAACAATACAAATAAAGAAGTGTCAGCAAAAGAATTTGGAGCGTTAGAAGCGGACGTCAGACACATTAAGGAGGGTGTAGACAAACATACTATTACACTAGAGCGAATTGAAAACATCGCACAAGCGAACGTTACTCAAGCTCAGCTAAAAACATACATAGCAGAACACGAAAAAGAATCAGAAGAAAAATACGTAAAACGTACTGAAATCGAAGGTGTTATGAACTTCTGGAGCCTTGTAACAAGCAATTTAGCGAAATTATTTGCAATCGCACTTGTAGGATTGGCTATTTACGCAACCAATAATTTAATTCAGCAAAATAAAGCGGTTACGGAATTACAAGAAGAAGTTCAACAAACAGTAAGGAGGAAATAATATGATAGAAAAAGCACTAGCTTGGTTTTACGCACGTAAAGGTCGAGTTTTTTACTCAATGGAAAGTCGAAATGGTCCAAATTCGTATGACTGCTCAAGTTCTGTATATCACGCTCTAAAAGAAGCAGGACTTTTACCGTCTAGTTATTGGATTGGCAATACAGACACCTTATTTGACGCCTTAGAGAAGAACGGCTGGGTACGACTGCCTGAGGACGTTAACGGCGAGGCAGACACGCAACGCGGCGATATCTTTATCTGGGGTATTCGCGGCAATTCAGGTGGCGCGTTGGGTCATACAGGAATGTTTGTCGACGCAGATAACGTAATTAACTGTCGCTATCAGGCAGGTATTGTGATAGATAATCACGACTGGCTTTGGAGTGCCTCAGATTGCCCACCATATGCATTTTACAGGTACGTAGGTAAACCTCAAGAAGCAAAGCGTGTAGCACTTCCTGAAGTCTACTATGCAGACGAAGTAGCAACTGTATTCGACCTACGACAAATTAGGTGTAACCGATTGATTGACGAGTTCGATTGGGGAGACAATGGCGTACCTGTTTCTGTAGCTGTAAAGACAGATAAAGACGGCTACTTACTTGACGGCGAGATAAATACAGGAGATTACTTCCGAATCGTTGGCAGCACAGAGGTGCTAGACGAAACTACCGAGAATAACAAACGCTATCTACAACTGAAAATGGCTAATGACGGAATCTGGGTATTAGCAGAACGAGTACGCGGACTAGCGAACGGAGATGCAGGCACGCCACGACCAGAAAAACGCCCTGCAGTAGTTACACCTGCCACGAAATATGAAGTAGAGGGAAAGCCAGAGATTATAGCACCACAACCTACCAACGAAGATGTTATGAGGTCTATCGCTAAATTAAGTCAAGACATCGCTAAGAATAAAAGCCTATTAGAGAAGATTATCGATTTTCTGATGAGTATTTTTAAGTTCAATAAATAAGGAGGAAATATGGAAAAGATTAAATTATTATTCAGTTCAGAAACAAAAAACGGTCGAGCAATGAGGACATTTTTGCAAGGACTATTAGGAGCTATGGCAGCATTTACAGCACTATCCAGTGTGCCAGAGTTTAATCAATTTATCACAAGCTTGGACGGGCTAACTGGACACACGGTATTCTCAGCAATCATTGCGGTTATTGCCGCAGTTATTAGCCGATTAATGCCAGTTGTTGGAGCAGTAGTCGAGGTATTAAAGGAAAAATATGAGGAGAAGAAATAATGCTTAGAAAAGCTTCAGCAGACGGTAAAATACCAGCAGACGCAAGGCTTACCTCTCAAAAGGAAAAAGGCGCTCAAAGTATCTCAGTAAGTACAGTTGAGGGTTGGAGAATTGGTGAAGAGCAAGACTTTGTTATATATGAAGTAAACTCAAACAATGAGGTCATAGCTGGGTCTGTAACTTCATGGAAAGGCGTTTCTGCGTCAAATGGAACTATAGCAAACTTAACAATAACAGGCGGTATAGATAGATTGTATCCAATCGGAGCAGTAGTTACGCCAACAACTACTTCTGCTTGGGCGAATGATTTAATTTCTGGTTTATTAAAATCTCATAACCCAGACGGCACACTAAAAGAATCAGCGCTACCAGCTATCAAGCCACAGGTAATTCCTAATAAGTCTATTACAGCCGACAAGATAGACTTTACGACAATGCCAGACAATAAATACACGACTACTGAGGTAGATACTGGTAAAAAATGGATAAATGGCAAAACTATTTATCAAAAAACTTTTATAATGGGTGGGCTTGGTCTAGCTACTACAATTAAAAAGCCACATAACATCTCTAATTTAGATTTAGTAATTAGAATTCAGGGTATTGCTAAAGAAAACTCAATTGGTGCGACAATTAACCTGCCACACGCTGCAGATCAACAAGCGTATACAGTGACAGTTTATGCTGATAACACGAACGTCAATATTCAAACATATGCTGATCAGCGCGGCTATGCTCAATCTTATGTGACTCTATGGTACACGAAAAAGTAACTAGATTTAACCAATCGCAATCCAATTAACATAATACGTTCCTAGAAGTTGAGCGCCATCAAATCGACGACATCGAGCAGTAAATGAAGTATTCGTTACATTTACAGCACTAAAAGCACAGCCACCCCACGACGCATTTGGTTTGTCTGTCCATCCGTCGCCAGGTTGACCATACCCGCCAAAAGAACAAACCACGGTAGGAAGTGTTTTGAACTGTTTTGGAAAAGTGATTTGAATAGTAGCCTCGAGAGCGTTCGACGGAACGCTGAGCATAGCTACACCACATTGTACATTCACAGGCTTGTCGGCAGTCGTGTTATTTCGCTTTACTTTTACTTTTTCTTCGAGCGGCATAGTCGTGAAATCTATCTTGTAAGTATTGACTTTTACGCTAGAGTTTGCTAATATAAGAGCATATCAGATACGCATTTGATAACCTCGGTCGTTTTTTGACTGGGGTTTTCTTTGTCTTAAAATAACCTCTTACTCAAAATCGATAAATCGTGGAAAATCTGTCAAGAGTTTTGCACCAAATTCTTACACTTTTTTCACAAAAATAAAATTTCACCTGTGGAAAATGAAGGTGCTAGTTTTTCATTGGCTTAAAGAGAGGGTAAAAATGGGGAAAATTGTTCATATTTCTGAGATTAAAACGCCATTGACAGAAGCCATTAAAAAATGGAGAGCTGACAATGTATGATTTTGATAAACAACAGATAATCGAGCCGAAGCGTCAATTTACGGGCGTTTGGCTACCAAAAAAGCTACTGTTAGACGAAAGACTAACCGCTGCTGATAAAATCCTTTACGCCGAAATAGCAAGTTTTGGCGAAAAGGGATGCTGGAAGCGTGCCGATGAGTTACAACAGCTGTGTGGTGTGGGGCGAGACGGTCTTCAGTCTGCTTGTAAACGATTACGAGAGACTGGCTATATTGTCGAGCGTAGGATGTATGGTCGAATAGTACGTACGTTAGCCGTTTATTCAACAGCCGTGAAATCCCATCAACAGGATAATCCGGTTGTTCATCAGCCGGAAAAACCGGTTGTTCAAGAACAGGATAATCCGGTCGTTGTACAACAGGATAATCCGGTTGTTCATAAAGATAACACAAAAGATAACACTATATATGTTAATAGTGAAGTTAGTAAAAAACTATTAGACCTACTAAACGAAAAAACCAAACGTAATTTCAGAATACTTCCACGTGGTTACAAAGAAACCTTGAAGAAGTTCTCGTTAGAAGAAATCGGTAAAGCACTAGACGTACTCGTTGAAGACGATTGGCACTCAAAGAAGATTAACGAACTAAAAAGCGACTATCTACTCAGAGCCTCCACGATAGACAACATGCTCTCAAAGCGAAAAAAGCAACATGAAGGCATGGCAGACCTAGACGAGTTAATGGGAGATGGCTCATGGATGGCTTAGAAATCGATTTAGAGGACTTCTCAGAAGGTTTTGTGGCGGAAATGATAAAATACCACAATGAAGAGATAAAGTCGCTCAGAAACGATTACATGACGTTACAAGACATATCTAGGACTAGTCAGCATGTCGACGAATACGAAGAGATATTCCAAACGATTGAAGACAAAGCAAATTGGCATAAATCAAAAATCAGGGAGATAATACGTGGACAATTTAACCTATCTTAAAGCTAAAATCGAATCACTAAAGAAGTCTGACCAGCTAGACCTTTACGAATACGTGCTTGGGGCATCAGCTAAAGACGCTAAATCCGCAGCTCAAGAGCTCGAATTCACGATGATGGCAGACTATCACGACGAAATCGAAGAACGTATGAAAAACTGGGGTAAAATCATCGGATTAAGGACGGGGAACTGGGTGCTTGACCGTATGACAATGGGATTGGCACCAGGAGAGCTTACTGTTATCGGAGGAGCTACAAGTAACGGTAAAACAGCTCTAAGCATGAATATCGCGGCGAATGTCGCTAAGCAAAACAAATCTGTTCTGTTCGTTACTTTGGAAATGACTCACGGTGAAGCAGGTGTGCGATTTAGAAAAATCCTTGGCGAAACAGAATACGAAAAGTGTGCAGCTGGCATATTTTTCCAAAAAAACGATGAATTAAGCTGGCACTCAATTGACGGATTGGTCCGAAAAGCCAAAGAAGAAGCTAATTGTGAACTGGTCGTAATTGATCACCTTCATTATTTTACGCGAGAAATCCAAAACGTCGCTGAAGAGCTGGGAAATATAACAAAAGAACTAAAGAAGAACGCAATCAGGCATCAGATTCCTATCATTCTAATCAGTCATACGCGAAAAGCACCAGACAGCCATACACGAAAGACTGGAATAAACGATTTGCGAGGTTCGAGCTACATTGCTCAGGACGCGGATATCGTCTTAATGGTTGAGCGAAATATGAAAGATTTTCCGAATGATATCATCGTTACTTTAGAGAAAAACCGTAACAGGTACGGTTGTAAAGTTGGTACATCTTACCATTTTGAATTTAGGGAGCTTAAGGTGATTGAACCAGCTAGAAATAGTAGGTTCGACACGTAGGACTTTGTGAATTTTACACTATGCAGACACGGCTAGACATGGCAAAATTAAATAAGAAATTAGCCATATCTACTGCCGAGTTGATGACCGTGTGGGTGGTCTGAAAGCAACACTAGTTGGGCACCTCAAAATCCTACATTTTAACTTAAATTGTGGGAGAATTATGGATAAAAGTACTACGTTGGAGCGTGCGTTGTTTTACTTTGTGAAACATAAAGAAGCACACGGAAAAGCCACCAATACGACAAAAGCAACTTACATTTGTATTCTTGAAGACTTTATCAAATCGATAAAAGCCGATACGGTTAGCGACTTAGATATTTTGATGATTGATAACTTTATCGACACCTTATCTTTGAAAAGCTACAAGCCGAAAACTATCAAAAATAAAATCGTGGTTATTAGAAGTTTTATCAAATTTTTATATTCAAAAAACCTTATAGATATCAGACCTGAGGCAATTGAAATACCAAGAACCGTCGAAGTAGAGGCTAATTTTTTAGACGAAGAAGAACAATGTATTCTGATAAAATCCGCTAGAAATCTAAGAGATAAAGCCTTGATTATGACGATATTAAGCAGTGGATTGCGAGCTTCTGAAATCTTAAATCTCAAGGAGGATGATTTATACAGAAGGTCCCTTATAGTTTCCAGAGGAAAAGGCGGAAAGCCAAGAGTAACTTTTATCGATCCTCTAACTGAAAAGTCTATTAGAGAATATCACCACAAAAGAGAAGTAGGCTCTATTTTTGTTTTCACAAACTCTTTTGGGAAGCCTCTAAGCCGACAATATCTCTCAAGGATGATATCCGAAACCGCTCTAAGAGCTGGAATTAAAAAGAGAGTAAGCGCGCACACTTTAAGACATAGTTTTGCTACTAATATGCTACGAAAAGGGGCAAGAATTGAAGACGTTCAGCCTTTAATGGGTCATTCAAATATCTCGACTACCAGATTGTATATGCATTTTACGAACGAATATTTAAGAGAACGCTACGATATGTTCAATAAAGATATTGACAAAACGCTCGCGGTTTGCTAAGATAAGAGTATCAAAGTTGAAAGACTTTAGTAATTTTACAATGATTGCTTTGTAGATAATAAAGGTTTCACCTTTACAGTTGCCGCTTTAGCTCAGTTGGCTAGAGCAACGGTTTTGTAAACCACCGCCTTTATGGCGGTTCTTTTTTTATCTACATCACGAAAGTGGTGTTTTTTAATTTCCACGAGGTTGTCAAATGCGTATCTGATAGCCTCGTGCAGAATTAACAAACTGTACTATTACGATTACGTAAGCGACACCGTAAAAGAGCGTACGACGAAAATTATACAAGCGTGACAGATTGCTCAAGGTTCAGGCGTAACACGTGTAGAAGTTAGTATTTTAACAATTTGGTCTAGTGGGTAGCGTCGAGCGGTTTGATAGCCGCTAGCACATTTTTAATTCAGCTGGCGTTCGATGGGTTAAGTTTTATTACAACTTTGTAGTTCTTGTTTATTTTCGAACGCTCAGCGCTGCTCACTACAGGTCTCCCACACCTGCGCTAAAAAGTGGGCAGTATAAAGCAAAAACCGCTCGAAAGAGCGGCTACAAAGCCATTATATCAAATGGCAGATTGAGAGTAAATATGAAAATTAACGTAAAGCAAATTAGAGCAAGTTATCGCTTTGATTTCTTTGATAACGAGTGGTATTGCAACCACGATAACCTAGAAGTAATTCAGCCTTGCTGTTCTGGTAAAGAAGCAGAATGGTGTGGCTGTCAGGGCGAACCTGAGTTTTATTGTCCAAATCCAGATTGTGATGGAATTGAGGACGAAGTTGTAAATATCTGCGCTAGAGAGGAGTTAGTACAATGTCTAGCTTAAAAGAAAATAAAGAGAATAAAAAACAAAACAAGGAGAACAAAATGAAAAAATTTAATATTGAGACTATAAAAACTATCATCATTACGATTTTAATTACAGGAATTATCGCGTTTATCGGCGGAATGCAATATCAAAAGCATCAGACTGAACAAGTCAAAGCTGAAGCTGCGACAATTGTCAAGAATGTCAAAGTTGAAGTGTCAAAACAGTAGCGACGGAAAAGCGGCAACCGTCGCTACCGAAAACTGCCGCAAAGGTTGAAGCCTCGCCTACACCTCAAAAACCTGCTGTGGAGGCAGGACGTGTAGGCGGCTGCGACAGGTTTCAACCTTTACTTGAGAAATACAATTGGGACGTACGAATTATGAAAGCCATTATGCAAGCTGAAAGTTCGTGTAATGAAAACGCAACAGGCGATACAAGCCTGACTTTTACGCAAAACGGTCGAACATATGGTTATTCAGTTTCTCTGTTTCAGGTACGAATTTTACCTGGTCGAGAAGCTTGTGATTCTCACAACCCAGAAATAAATATTGACTGTGCTTATCATGTGTGGAAATCACAAGGATATAAGGCTTGGTCAGTTTACACAAATGGAAGATATTTAAGATTTTTATAGAAAGGAGGCATAGATGAGTGAATTATACAAAGCCTTACAAGAGTTTCGCAAAATAACACCACTGGTTAAAGCCTCAAAAGAAAACCCGTATTTCAAAAGCAAGTACGTAGATTACAATGTTGTAGTCAGTGAAACACGAGAAGATTTAGAAAAATGTGGATTGATGGTTAAACAAACAATTAGCCATATTGATACTAAAACTGCTATTAGAACTAAGCTCATTCACTTGGAAAGTGGTGAGACTCTTGAAGATATCGCACCAGTAGAAAGTGCACCCAACAATCCACAAACACAAGGCTCAGGTATCACTTATATGAAGAGATATTCATACATAGCAATGCTTGATTTACTTGTCGATACTGACGACGACGGTAATCTTGAACGTAAACTCAAAGAAAGAACTGACAAAGAGTCTGCTGATTTAGCTAACGCTGAAAAAGCCTTACGAGCTTGTAAAACACTAGGAGAATTGAAGGAGAAGTATACTAAGATTCTTAGAGCCAATCCAAAACTATCACGTGAACTTGTCGGCGTTAAGGATGAGGTAAAGGCAAAACTAGGAGGCGATAAATGAAAATCCTAGACCTTGAACAACGAAGTCAAGAATGGCTCGATTTTCACGAAGGCAGGATATCTGGCTCATCAGCTAAAGATTATTCATCAGTTCGGTATATACCAAAAGCCGAGCTGGTCGAATTCGCTGAAAGTAAAGGCTATGATTTTCCAAAAAATCTAACCATGGATAATATCAAGGCGATGCTTACTGAAGATGAATTAAATGAACTCTATGCGAATGTTCAAATAAACGATTCAATCTATAAGCTAATTGCTCAGCGAATAGCAAAGCCAATTAATCCGAATGACTATGTAGACATAATACCAGAAGGTGCTACTTATTCGGCTATGCTGAGAGGTCAAATCCTAGAAGAGGAAGCTAGGGAGCTGATTTCTGAAAAGTTAGGTAAGCAGATTATCCCTGGTCGAGTTTGGCAATCTGAAGAAAACGAATATATGATTTGCTCACCAGACGGCGAAATCGTAGACGATACAGGAAAAGTCTCAGAGGCTGTAGAAATCAAATGCTTAGATAGCTGGAAAGTAGTAAAAGCTTACTATGAAAAACACCCGCCTTCTGAATATAAGCCGCAGATTCTTCAATACTTTGTAGTAAACGATAAATTGAAGAAGCTTTACTTCTGTATATACTCAGACGTGTTCTCAAATCCAGAATTAGGATTACAGATTTTTGAATTAAATCGAGAAGACTATAAAGAGGAAATCGAAATAGTAAAGCGGGTAGAAAACGCTACTCTTGAGCTAGTAGAAAAAGAAGTCCAAAAATTAATGTTCTAAGGAAAGGATAAGGGGTATGACGGACGAAGAATTGAAGAATATGAAATTAAGTGAGGAAGATTTGAAAGAATCAACATATTTTACTGAGGGCGTTCACGCTGTAACAATCACCGAAGCTACTTTTGAAAAAAATGCAAACGATAAAGTGTTTCTGAATGTGAAGGTTCAAGGCACAAACGGTGAGCAAGGCGATGCCAAGTTATGGTTTACTGGTGCGGCAACGCCTTTTTCTGTTGATAAAATCCGTAAGATTTTTGTACATAATGCAAAAGATGATGAGCAGAAACAGAAGATTCGTGACTTTTTCAAATCTATGAAGAGCCTATATGAAATGTCTCAACTAATCCAGAAGTTGCCAGGAAAATCTTGTTGGTACACAATCCAAAAAACAGAAGAGACATATATAGATAATAACGGTGACGAGAAATATCGATATGAGCGAAATATCTGGGGATATGAGCCAAAGCTGAAGAGTAAATCTGAAAATATTGCTGAAGACATTGACCTTAGTGAGCCTGTCGATTTGAGCGAAATACCTTTTTAGGAGGTTAAATGACGAGAAGAAAAAAAGTCTACCTTCTCGAAACTGACAATGGGTTTACGATACAGATTGTAGACCCAGACATCAGTTTTATGAGGAAGTTTAAGTGGACGTTTATAGATAACAATTTAGTAATCTCACGAAGATTAAATTGGGGGGAAGAGAATGACTTCACAGAGATTAAGAGACGTAAACAACTGCACAACGT